AAATTTCCCAATTTATTTGTATTATATTTGCTGCGGGATTTATCGGACAAAAAATTAAATAACATGAAACCTATAACCTTACCGATCCTTTGCCACAATAGCGACACGATCTTATTTAAAGAGTTAGGCGTCGAGTATAATTACGCAGACCTAGACGAAGTCGAGTTTATGTTTTTCAATATAGACTTTGCTTGCGGTAATTTTAGGGACGGCATGCACTTAACCGAAATCGTAGTAAACGAGGAAGCATACGTTGTCAACTTACCTTTTGAACAATTTAAACAACTATTTATATAATGGCAAAAGCAACAAGCGACGCGCGTAAAGTTACCTTTGGTAAGCGCAAAGAAGGATCAGCAAAGAAGAGTTATAACAAACATTCTCCTAAACCTAAGCAATATCGTGGTCAAGGACGCTAAAATTATACAGGTACTAGGCATAACGCAAAAGCTAAGCGGCTGCGGTTGGCACAGGGTAACCATGCCTCTTGCTTTCTTGCCGGACTCTTACAACCATGTTTGTAATATACCTACTAAGGAAATCTTAGAAGAGCGCCAATTTGAAATATTGCTTTACAATAGGTTTAGTCAATTCGATAATGATTGGGACGAAACAAAAAAGCATTTTAAGGTTGTCATGGATTTAGACGACGATTGGGAGTTACCATATAACCACCCGCTATATCATGGCTACGAATCACATAAGAAGCGAATCATTAATAACATGTTTAACGCTGACTTAGTTACTTGCACAAACGAAAGGATTGCAAACAAAGTAAGTAAGTACAACAAGAACGTTTTAGTATTGCCGAACTGCATACCATACGGCGAGCATCAATACAACGACGATAAATATTATAGCGACAAGACGCGTATCTTTTGGGCCGGCGGATCGACGCACCTAGAGGACATTAAGTTATTAGCGAATCCGTTTAAAAGATTAAGCGCACTATCTAATATTGAAATGGTCTTAGGCGGATATACCGAGTCCGATCCTGTAAGTAAAGCATATTGGGACAAAGTATTTAGTATGTTTACAAACGGCGGTAAGTTAGCTAATAGAAAACTTGCAAGCGAATTACCGACTAATTATATGGAGCATTTTAAACATGCGGATATTATGGTTGTACCTTTGCAACAAAGTCCTTGGCATGCAAGCAAGAGCAATCTTAAGTTGCTAGAGGCTGCGTCTAAAAAGGTAGCCGTAGTTGTTAGCGACGTCGAGCCTTATAACTTAGATAAGGACGCGCCTGTACTTTGGGTAAAGAATCAAAGCGATTGGTATAAGCACATATCATTTTTAGTAAACAACCCGCAAGAAAGAATCAAGTTAGGTAACGAGCTTTTTGAGTGGGCAAAAAATAAATATAACAATGAGCGAATCAATGAAACTAGACGACAAGCATTTGGCGACCTTGTTAAAGCATAAGCACTTCTACGACCTGTTTAAAACGAGCGGCGAATTAGTAGGCTTTACACATGAAATACAAAACGAGTTGCTTGAGGTCATGCGTACTAAAGATCCGTACTTTACTTACAATAGTAGGTGCGGCGCATGCGTTGGATCTTTTTTAGTTAACACTTATAAAACTTTTAATGAGTACATTCATTCATAAGACGGCAATAATAGGGCCAAACGTAAAGCTTGGCGATAATGTTTATATCGGGCCTTATTGTGTAATAGGCGAGCCGGCCGAACATAAGTTATTTTGGAATGCGCCAATAGGCGAAGTAGTAATTGGAGACGATTGTGTTATTACCGGCCATGTAACTATTGACGCGGGTACAACGGACGTAACGACAATAGGAGCGGGCGTATGGTTGTTAAAGCATAGCCACGTCGGACACGATTGCGTTATAGGTAATAACGTAACGATAAGCTGCGGAGCAAAGATTGGAGGCCATACGATTATTGGCGATAGGTGTAATATTGGACTTAATGCGGTTATTCATCAAAAGCAAATCATTGCTAAGGATTGTATGATTGGAATGGGTGCAGTTGTAACTAAGAAGCTGCATACAATACACGCTACAAAATACGCCGGCAATCCGGCTAAGGAAATAGGTAAAAATATTATACCATGAGAATACTTATCGCCGGCTTAATCTATGGCGACAGGCCTTTAGATATTTTGCAAGACAATTTATTAAACGCCGGATATAACGCAGACTTTAAGGCTATTTATAAAGAAGGAATTGCCAACGCTTTAAACGACGCGATAGACTTAGCGCTTGTTGACGAATACGACGCGATCGCTTATTTAGCTAACGACATAATCGAGCCTCAAGATTGGCTTGCTAAAAAGGTCGAAGCGTTACAACGTTATCCGGACGCCGGAATAGTTGCAAGCAGTTTAGACCATGCAAGACGCGGAATCAAGAGCGAGCATATTATATCTAATTGGCTGCTAAGTATGAAGGTAGTTGAGCGAATAGGTATCTTTAACGAAGCCATGTTTCCCTACGGCCCTATTGACTTAGACTATTGCGAGCGGGCCAACCTTGCCGGATTTAATACTTATTATGTATTGGATTGCTTAGCTGAGCATATAGGCTCACATGCTAGCGGGAATGAGTACGGATATAATAAGACCGAACTATTACACAAAAATTGGGCGCAGCATGAAGCAGATATTAAAGGATATAGAAACGGAAGTAAAAAGATAACATTATGGAAATAAGAGCGCAAGTAACGAATAAATTTAAAGACATAGACGAAGATAAGCTTATGGAGTTGGCCTTTGCTTATTGCGATAACTGCATGGAGGGACAAAAGCAAGTCGCAACAGGTAGCGGCAAGATTGTGGAAATAAGAGACCGCTTCGTACCAACGATTGATTATTTTTTGGATCATTGGTTAAGAAAGCATGACTTCGAGTTTTATACAAGAATGGGCCTTTGGAAAATAAGGCAAGATCCTACGCACCCTTACCACGAAGTTGCAAACAGGATTGTAACCATGTTTAAGTCTTTGGCTATTGATATTGTAGCTAACGAAGGCAAAGCGATCTTCTATGCTAAGAATGCTCTAGGTATGACCGACAGGGCAACAACTGAAAATACAAACATAGAAACGATTACGATTAAGTATGAATCTTGATATTAAGTTACCTAAACCACACGCGGCACAAAAGCAAGTACTTGACTCGGACGCTAGATTTAGAGTTATGATGTGCGGCCGAAGGTTTGGTAAGTCTTTGATTAGTCAAAACATATCAATAGAGACAGGCTTAAAAAGGCAGCACGTTGCATATATAACGCCTACTTACCAACTAGGTAAAATGTTTTTTAAGGAAATATGTAAGATATTACCGGACAAGGTTTATAAAAAGAATGAGACCGATTTACTTATTGACTTTGTAACCGGCGGCTCAGTTCGTTTTTATACCGGCGAGCGTTTAGACGCAATGCGTGGTACTAAGTTTCATTTGGTTATTATAGACGAAGCCTCATACATACCGAATCTTGAAGAAGGTTGGAATAATAGTATTAGACCTACGCTTACCGATTATAAGGGTAAGGCAATCTTTTTAAGTACGCCAAGAGGCAAGAACTATTTTTATAGTATGTTTATGCGTGGCGGCGAGCCGGATTGGGAATCTTTTAAGTTTACTACTTACGACAATCCGCATATCGATCCGACCGAAGTAGACGCGGCGGCGGCTCAGTTGCCGGCCGTAGTATTCAAACAAGAGTACCTTGCAGATCCTATGGAGAACGCGGCCAACCCTTTTGGCTCGGAGTTTATTTACGCATGTACTAAGACTACGCAAGGGACGGCGGCTTATTATGGTATTGACTTAGCTAAGTCGGTCGATTGGTCGGTTATTATAGGAATGGATAAGCAAGGCAATGTCGTACATTTCGAGCGCTTTCAAAAGGATTGGTTGCAGACTAAGGAAACAATTTCAAGGCTACCTAAAAACTTGCCGATAGTAATTGACTCGACAGGAGTAGGCGACGCGATAGTTGAAGAGTTACAAAAGAAGTTTACACAAATGCACGGCTTTAAGTTTACGGCTACAAGTAAGCAACAACTACTTGAGTCGTTAAGTAGTGCCATACAAACTAAGTCAATCAGTTATCCGGACGGCCCGATTAAACAAGAACTTGAGGTCTTTGAATATACGTTTACGCCAACAGGTGTAAGATACTCAGCGCCTCAAGGATTCCATGACGACTGCGTAATAGCTTTAGCGTTAGCCAATAAGTGCCGAATTGATCATAAACAAGTTGGCAAGTACCATGTAATCTAATAAATATATCTAATAGAGTATGAAGTTATCAATCGACAAATTCCAAAAGCTGCAAAGCATAGCGACGTTAGAAACCGACGAATTGTTAAAAGCAACTAGATTAGTTCAAGTATTAACTGACAAGACGGAAGCTGAAATTGACGCAATGCCTGTGCAAAAGTTTGCTAAGCTATGCGATAAGCTAAAGAATGCTTTTGACATAACTATTGACGCTGCGACAATGTCAATGCCTAAAAGTATAATAAAAGCAAACGGCAAAATATATCATTTGAATTTTGACGTTAAGCAGCCATTTAATACCGGCCGTTATATCGAAGTGCTTACATTTAGTAAAGGCGATCCGATAATGAACATGCACAATATCTTAGCTAGTATTTGTACTCCTATGCGTTGGAGTTGGAGAAAGCTAAGCTTTGTCAAGCTAGACTACGACGCGCTAAAGCATGAAGAGTACGCAAACGATATGAAGCAAGCAGACTTTAAACACGGATATTTCGCAATGGTTTTTTTTTATCAAGTCTTAAAGCATTCAACGAGCAATACTATGGATTGTTTGGTGTCGGAAATGAACTTGAGGAAAGTGAACAAAAAACGAGTTTATCAGTTGAAGAAAATTTTGCAAGTCATTGGGGGTGGATCTTCAACGCAAAAGAAGTAAGCGAGTTTGAGGGAATACCCTTAGACAAAGTTTACGATTTGCCGGTTATACAATTCCTTAACGACTTGTCATATTTAAAGAGTAAAAAAGAACTACATGAGTATCAATATAAACAGGGCGCAAGCTGATTTCCTTAGGGAGGGCGGCGATTTAGGAGGTACGAACATTATGGAGTTTGGCGTGGTCAATGGCGTGCTTGAGCAATACGGCGAGGAATTGTTAAAGAATATTAGCTACTTCGGAAACAATAAAGGCGTAGTTGGTAGCGGGGAATTGCTTAGCAATATGATACCGGAAGTAATAGAAGAGAACGGAGTTTCTATTTTTAGATTAAGAATGCTAGACTATTACGATTATCCAAACGAAGGGGTAAGAGGTGTTAATAGTTTTAAAAATGCGCCTAATTCTCCGTATCAATATAAAAACTACGGCATGAGTGAAAGCGGCCGAGCTTCGTTAAAAAGATACATACAAAGCGGGAAGGCTAAGATAACGAGTGTAAGGAATGACAAGGCGCTTGGTAAAGGTGGCGAAAAAATAGGGGTAAGCTTTAGCGGCAAAGGTACTTTAATAGATAGGCAAGTTGATACTTTAGCTTATTTGATTAAAAGATTTGGTATTAAGACGACTAACTATTTTACGGACGCATTTAACAAGACCTTTGAAAATTTTGAGGTATCTATGGCTGAGGCGGTGGGCGCTGACATTGTAGTAACGTTTGAAAGAATTAATTTGAATCAAAGTAATAAGTAAATAATGGCAATAACAAATTTAGGTTATCCGAGTGGATCGCCTTCGGTACAAGATAGCCTTTGGCATATATTCGACTCAAATATAACGAGTACGGATTTAAAATATGTAGTCGACTTATACGTTGGCGGAGTGCAACAAGTAAGAGTTAAATTATTCCCCGAGCCTCAAACAGGCATAGGATATTTTGACGCCGGCCCTATTGTTCGTAATACAATGACTTACCAATGGCTAACTCCTAATACAAGCGTATTAATGTGCGAGCCAAACGTAAGCGGACAAATAGCACAAACTTACCAATATAGAATAGGTGAGGAATATAGCGGAGTAACTTATTTAAACCTAGCGAGCGGAAACGTTACGGCTTATAACTTTGTAGCTCCAACCTTTAAAAGAAGAGTAACGGACTTAAGTGCTTACAATGGTAAGGCTTTAAGTAATAGACCTAGCGAAATAGATTTGTCTTTAGGAGACAATTTATACATAGGAGCTAAAGACGTGAGCGGCTTAGTTGTTTCAACTTATAATTATAGCAATGCAAAGATAGCAGATACGACTTACTCGCTTGGCGGGACTAAGGCATTTGCTCAGCTTAACATAGGATCGCCGGCTTTGAACAATCCGAGCGCGGTAATTACTGACTCGGTTAAATATTATACGATTACAATAGGAGCAAGCACATATCGAATAAACCTAGAATGTAACCCGAAGTATACAAGCTACAACTTACATTTTTTGAATCACTTAGGAATATTTGAGACGGCTAAATTTGATTTAGCAAGTAGGCTAACAATGGAGGTACAAAGAAAGTCTTTCGAAAAAAGAGACTATTCTTACGGCGCTGACTCAGTTACTTATTACGACGCAAACGGAAAATATAATGATAGCAACGTAAACTACTTAAATAAAAAAGATCATAATTACAGGCTTACAATGAATGCGCCTAGCGACGCTCAATACGAATGGCTTGCGGAGTTAATCGATTCGCCTCAAGTTTATTTTGAATTAGACGGATATTTTTACCCTGTAAGTATTAATAACAATAACTACGAATATAGTAAATATGTCAATAATAGATTAAGAGTATTTGAAGTAGACATTAACATTAATCAAACGCGCTTTAGCCAATTAAGATAATATGACTAGAATATTTATTGAGGGATATGAATTGGATTTAACGCAAGGCTTAAGCAACCAAATTACTTATGCCATTGACGACTTGCAAAACCTAGATAGTAAGAGTACAAGTTTTACTAAAACTATTGTTTTGCCCGGCACTACTAATAACAATAAGTTGTTTGGTAATATTTTCGAGTTTAACAATGCTAACTTTGACAATCCTTTAGACGCGAATGTGCTAGTAAATTTTAACGCAGCTCGTAACGCAACGGCTCGTATTGAAATAGACGGATTGCAAATTATGAAAGGAGTTTTAAGGCTTCTTGAAATCATACACGTTGACGGACATATAGAGTACGAGTGCGCATTATTTGGCGAGCTAGGAGGTTTCATAAGTTCACTAGGAAATAAAAGACTTGAGGACTTAGACTTTAGCGCTTACGACCATACTTATAGTTATGCAAATATTGTAAGCAGTTGGAATACGACAGGAGCAACCGGTTATTGTTATCCGTTAATTGATTACGGCGCAGTAAGTACGGACAAAATTAACTTTCAATATACAACTTTTAAGCCGGCGTTATTTGTGCATGAATACTTAAATAAGATATTTACTGCAAGCGGTTATACTTACGAAAGCGATTTATTTGATAGCGCTAATTTTAAGAAGCTTATTTTACCATGTAATCAAAAGCAACTAACTAAGCAGACAAGCGACGTACTAAAACTTAGTACAACAATAGGACAAAGCATGAATGAAGGCGGGACGCTAGATTATGTTAGCTATGAGACTAAAGCCGGATCATTATTTACTGCAAGCGCCGGCGATACTGCGTTTACTTATACAGGTACGCCAACGCTTACAACTACATTAAGCATTGAGTTGAATGGTAATTATATTTTATCGAATAGGCCTTTAACAATATCTTTAAGAAAGAACGGCGACTTAATAGAAGGATCAAGCCAAACATATAGCGGAGAAGATGCGCTTTATTATGCTAAGACTTTACCTGTTACATTTGTAACTAACGACGTTTTGCAAGTAAGGTTCAGTTGTATTTTAGATATTGGAGACGAAATTAACGTAGACGAAAGTACTATAAACGTTATTAATAACGTTGCAACAACTGCACCTATTGAGCTAGGCGATACCATGGTATTAAATAATACAATCCCTAAAGGTATATTCCAAAAGGATTTTATTACTTCTATTATGAAGATGTATAATTTAATGCTAGTAGAAGATAAGTATAAGATTAATCATTTAATCATTAAACCTTATGTAGACTTTTATACCGGTACAATTATTGATTGGAGTAGTAAGCTAGATCATAGCAAAGCGATTAAGATTAAGCCAATGAGCGAAATTAACGCGAGGTATTACAATTTTAAATATAAACAAGATAATGATTTTTATAACGAAGATTATCGCAAGAAGTTTAATGAGGGATATGGCGATAGGATTTACGATAATGGCCTTGAATTTGCTAAAGATGCTGAAAGCGTCGAGGTAATATTTGCTTCCTCGCCTTTATATGGTACAACGACAACGGATAAGATATTTCCGGCTATTTACAAGAAGTCAAACGAGAATAGTAAAGAGGACGCAATGGATCACATTGCTAGAATCTTAATGATTAAAAAAATTACAGGTATAACGAGTTGGAGCATATTAAACGGAGCTACAAACTTAGGTAGTAACTCGGCGTATCTTTATGCCGGACATTTAAACGATCCAAATACTCCTAGCTTAGATATTAACTTTGGCGCACCTCAACAATTATTTTTTAACTTGACAAGCGGAGACTTAAGTAATAACTTATTTAATAACTATTACTCGAGTTATATGTTTGAAATTACCGACAAAGATAGCCGTTTAGTAACCGGCTTTTTTGACTTAAACGACATAGACATTTATAATATAGACTTCGCAAAGTTTATTTATTTAGACGGAGGTCTTTATAGACTTATAAAAGTATATGATTATACGCCGGAGTCAAACGAAACTACAAAGGTAGACTTATTAAGAGTTATTGACATTTACCAAGGTAACGCGACGCCAACAACTACAACTACTACGACTACAACAACAACTACAAGTACAACTACAACAACTACAACGGCTGCGACTTTTGACGCTTCGTTTAGTATGGTAAGCGCTTACGACGTTTGTAATGTAGTATGTCCGAATCCGGCTCGACCTGTTGAGACGTTTACAATTTTAAGCGGAGGTACTACGTTATGCACGGCTGAATTAATAACAAGTGCTTCTATTGCAGACGGAAGTATAAGCGGTAATTTTTGGTTAAGCCAATGTACCGGTCAATCGAGACAATTTACAATTATCATTGTTAGCGGTCAATTTGTGGCTACATGGGCGGAGGCTACATGTCAATCTTGTCCGGCTCCGACTACGACAACTACAAGTACTACGACGACTACGACGACGGCTCCAACAACTACAACAACTACAAGTACAACGACAACTACAACTACTGAGCCTACAACAACAACTACAACAAGTACAACGACAACGACAACAACTGAGCCTACAACAACAACTACAAGTACAACGACTACGACAACTACGCCGGCGCCTAATTATAGTTACGAAGCCGTAAGGTGTAGCGATAGCGCGACAACTACTTTAATTGTTTCAAGTACTAAGAGCGTAGGTCAAGTATATACAAGCGCGCCAAGTGGTACAAGCGAATGTTATACAATTACAAGTTATAATGGCCCTGTTGAAGTAGCGACTAACATAACCTTGTATACTGCGATACTAGAGTGCGGCGATCCTAGTTGCGTACAATCGCCAACAACAACTACAAGTACTACAACAACAACGACAACGGCTGCGACAACAACTACAAGTACTACAACAACAACGACAACGGCCGATCCTTATACTTATTATATTTTGGATCGTTACCTTTGTGATCCTTGTACTTTAGACTTTACAAGCGCTGCTATTGGTAGGTCAACAAGTAGCGGTTTAAGTGGTTTATTCTTTAACTTTGCAGAAGGAAACGTCTTATATACTGCAAGCACTACAAGCGGATCTTATTACGATTATGATTTAGATTCATCTTCTAAGAGTGGCGCAGATTGTACCGACGTTTGTCAACTATAAAAAAATAACATGATATATATTTGCACGCAACCTAAGATTATTTATTACGCATGGCACCTCGAAGTAATGCTTACCAACTTTAAGTCGGTAGGCATTCCCGACGATAAGATACACGTTTTATTGTCAGTAAGTAAGGATCAAAACGATAAAACAAATTGGCCGGAGACTAAGGCAATGTATGAAAGGTTAAAAGAAAAATTTAACACGATAGCATTTTTTGAGTACAAAGATACTCGCGTAATGCCTACTTACATACCTTCCGTAATTATGAATGCGGTTAAGCACCATTATCAAGCTTACCCATATTTGCAAATGGAAAATGTATTTTTGCATGACTGCGACATGATATTTACTAAGCCGGTAGACTTTAGCGAATTAGAGCAAGACGATTGCTGCTATGTCAGCGACTCAAAAGGTTTTATTTGGAGCGATTATATCTTAGAGAAAGGACAAGACCTTTACGAGGACATGTGCGACATTGTAGGCCTAGATTATAGCGTGCCAATAAAAAATAGGTTACATAGTGGCGGATCGCAATACATTTTTAAAAATGTCGATTATAAATTTTGGCAAAAGGTAGAAAGCGATAGCGTTGCCCTGTTTGATTATTTCCAAAAGAGCGAGCCGCTAAGAGTACAAAAGAATCCTACTTACTACGGCATTCAACAATTTACGGCCGGCATGTGGGGTATGCTTTGGAATTGTTGGTACTATGATTTAGACGTAAAGATTACGCCTAAGCTAGATTTTTGTTGGGGTACTGATCCAATCGAAAAATGGAGCAAGTGCGATATTTTCCACAATTCGGGAGTAACTTATGATATTGGTAAAACTCATAATATATTCTATAAAGGCGCTTACACGGATAAGCTACCTTATCAAGACGTTATGAATACCGAATACAATGAGACCTTTGGCTCTTATAATTATACTAACATAATAAGACAAGTAGCACAAAATACTTGTTTAAAATAATAACATGGCAACTAAAAAGACAACGATAGCCGCCGAAATCAAAGTCGATACCGGCGGAGCTGAGAAAGAAGTATCGGATTTAAAAGACAATATCGAAGGCGTCGGGGAGGCGACCGCCGTTAGTATTACCGAGCTTAAAAAATTAAAAAACGAATTAAAAACCGCTGCGGTTGGCTCCGAAGAGTTTAAAAAATTAAAACAAGCTATTGACGATACCGAAGAGGCGATCAATGCTGCTAAAATAGGCGCCGGAAACTTTGCAGATATTGTCGGAAATTTGCCCGGCCCTATTGGCGAAATTGGAGGGCAAGTAAGTAATTTAACAGGAGGTTTAAAACAATTTTCTCAAGTTAGCTTTGCAGATATTAAAGGATCGTTTAAAGATTTATTTGACGACATAAAAGATATTGGCGCTAACATAGCAAAAACGACAGGACTTACCAAGGTTTACGAAGTGGCAAATAAAGCAGCAAGTAAGTCATTGCAATTTTTTGGCGTATCAGCTCAAGGCGCTACGGCCGCGTCAAAAGCTTTTGGACTTGCGATTAGTGGTTTATTAGCAGCTACGGGATTGATACTATTAACGGCTACTATTCAAGCAGTTTCCGAAGCTTGGGAGTTTTATTCTACTAGCGCAGAAAGAGCAGAAGAGGCGCAAAAAAATTTAAACGAAACTTTATTAAAAGGATCTCAAGTTGCTTTAGACGCTGAAAGTAAAAGTATAAAAAGAAGCGGAGAATTACTATTAGCGCAAGCAAAAGCAAGGGGTGCAAGTGCGGACGAAATATATAAAATAGAGCAAAGCAATAGAAAATTACTTTTACAATCTCAAGAAAGGTATTATAATGAATTAAAAAACAAAGATAGCGACGAAGCAAGAGCGTCAATTAGTGCTATTAAAGATACTAAAAATGAAATTCTAATAGCGGAATTAAATTTTATAGATCAAAGAAACAAATTAATAAAAGAGAAAGAAAAGGCCGCAAGAGAAAAACAAGAAGCCGAGCAAAAGCAAGAAGAGGAAAAAAGGAAACAAAATATCCTTGATAAGCAAAAGTGGGACTTACAAATGAAGGAGTCTCAAATACAAGCAGACATTGAAGATAAAGCTTACGGCGATCAATTAATAGAAGAGGCGGAAAAAGCAGACGCAGAAAGGGCTGAAAAAGCTCAAAAAGCTAAAGAAGAGGACGCTAAAAAAAGCATGGAGCTAGCGTTATTTGTTTACAACGCCAATAAAAAATTAAAAGAACAGGAGAAAGCAGACGACGAAGCATTAACTCAAGCAAAATATAATAATGCTAATCAAATTATAAATATTCTAGGAAACCTTAACGAAGCGGCCGGAGCAAGTTCGGCTATTGGTAAAGGTCTTGCTTTAGCTCAAATTGGTATCGATACCGCTCAAGCAATATCTGCCTTAGTTAAAAACTCCGAGCAAAACCCTTTAAACTCCTTAACTTTCGGAAGTGCGGGACTTACTCAGTTTTTAGCCGGTATGGTAAGAATTACTGCAAATATCGCAAACGCTAAAAGGTTATTAAGTAGTAAGGTTGCAAGCGTGCCAAGTCCTGTAATGCCAAGTATGCCTAGGCCTTCAATTCCAAATGTCGGAATGAATGCGCCTTTATCCCCTACCATGGCGACAACAACTTTAAATCAAGCGCAAGTTAATCAAATAGGTAACGTCGCGGCAAGGGCATACGTTGTCGAAAGCGATATAAGCGGAAACCAAGAAAGAGTTATAAGATTAAACAGGGCGGCAAGAATTAGCTAAAAGTACCTAAACAAGATAAAAAATATTTATTAAGTATGAATTTACCAATATACGAATTACAAATACAAGAAGAGTTGCAAGACGATAGCGAGGTTTCGTTTATTGCTCTTGTAGACAAGCCGGCAATACAACGCGATTTCGTTGCGTTTAGCCAAGACTTTATCGAGCCAAGCAAAGGCGAAGGACAAGACGCATTTTTACCTCGTTGTATTAAATACGTTATAGATGAAGGCAAAGATAGCGAGCAAGCCGTTGCGATATGTAACTCTATTTGGGAGCAACACTTTGCCGGAGCAAAAGTTTCTTACGATTACGACGATACCTTAAGTACTGAAAAAGGTAAGGAAATGGCAAGAAAGTCTATTGAAGCCGGAAATGAAGTTTATATTATTTCAGCAAGACAAGACAAAGAAGGTTTGCTTTCAGTAGCTAAAGAGTTAGGAATATCCGAAAGCAAAGTTTATGCAACAGGATCTAATAAGGCAAAGATTGAAAAAATAAAGGAGTTAGGAATAACAAAACATATTGATAATAACGCAGACGTAATCGACGAACTTGGATCGATTGGCTCTAAATTTCAATATCAAATGTTTGCAATACAGGACGAAGATAAGCACATTATAAGCGGGCCTTTGATGTTAGCAGATAAGCCAATTTATAGAAACAATAAGCAGTTCGGCGAGCATTATGTAACGTTTAGCGCTGAGACAATTAAAGACATTGCGATTAAATTTTCTAAAAAAGGTTATCAAAGCAATGTTAATTTAATGCATGACAAGTCCATGCAATTAGACGGCTTGATTATGTTTGAATCTTTTATCGTTGACAAAGCAAGGGGTATTCAACCAATGGCCGGATTCGAGGACGCTAAAGACGGCTCTTGGTTTGGTAGCTTTTACGTTGAGAATGACAAGGCTTGGCAACTTATAAAAGAAGGCAAAGTAAAAGGATTTTCCGTTGAGGGATTTTTTGAATATCCGGCAAAAAAAGAAGAGCCGACATACGCAGAAAAAAAGCTTCAAGAGTTAGCGGAAATGCTAAAAGTACCTTATCCAATTAAATAATATATATAAAGTATGAAAGACGCACAAAACATTCTAGACAAAGTATCTTTGTTTTTCGCTGAGTTAGTGAATAGCGAAGATATGCCAATGCCTAGCGGCGAGCCTAAAGCAGAAGTTAAAATGATTGAAGCTAAGTTGAAAGACGGCACAATCGTTGAAGTAACTGAGTTAGCAGTTGGCGGCATTGTAACTATTGAAGGCAAACCGGCACCGGTTGGCGAGCATGAACTTGAAAGCGGCGAAGTTATCGTTTTAGGCGATAATGGCGCGATCATGGAAATCAAGCCAAAAATGCAAGATGAAGTTAAAGTTGAAGTACCTGTTGTTGAAGATGACATGACTGCAAAATTTGCGGCATTTGAATCTGCAACAAACGAAAAATTTTCAGCTTACGAATCTAAGTTTGCACAATACGAGGCTAAATTAGGCCAAGCAAATAAAGTAATTGAAGGCTTAATGCAGATTAGCAAAATGCTAGTTGAAGCACCTCAGTCAGCACCGGACGCGGGTGTTAAAACAAGCAACAATTTTGCAGAAGTTAAAAAAGACGCTAAAGCAGAATTTGAAAAATTTTCTCAATCAATTTGTTCATAACTAAAAATTAATAAAAATGTCATTATCATTTTCAAACATTGCAGCATATACTAAACAAGAGATTGCTCCATTGTTAACCGAAGCAGTTTTTTCTGCTAAAACTCAAGGCTTAGTAAAGCAAGGCGGTATCTTATTACCTAAGACAAAGTCTAGCGTAAAAGTTCCTAAATTAGCTACTCAAGCAAATTTCCAAACTGATTCTTGTGGTTGGGATCCAAGCGGTACTACAACTTTGTCTCAAGCTGAGGTTGTTGTAGGTAAAATCAAAATCGAAGAGACAATTTGTCCTAAAGATTTCGAAGCTTATTTTTCTCAAGAAGCTTTAAAAGCGGGATCAACTTACGAAGATTTTGGTTGGAGCGAGTTCCAAACTAAATTCACTGAGCAAAAAAATAAGATGATTGCTAAGCAATTAGAAGTTGCAATTTGGCAAGGCGATACCGATAGCACTAATCCTAATTTGTCTAACTTTGACGGATTGATTAAGTTAATCGACGCGGGTTCTCCTGTAAACGCTAACGTGAGCGGATATGTAAGCGGTGGCCCTTTATCTTCTATTACTGCGGCTAACGTTGTTAGTGCATTGAACGGAGTATATAAGGCAATCCCTGTTGAAATTATCGACATGGCAGACTTAAAAGTATTCGTTGGTAACGACGTTTATAGATTAGCAGTTTTAGCTTACCAAGCTTTAAACCTTTACAACTACAAAGTTGACGGAGACATGAACCAAACTTTCATTATTCCGGGAACTAACGTTGAATTAGTAGCGGTTAATGGTTTGAATGGTACAGGCGACATCTATGCAACAACTTTGTCTAATATCGCTATGGCGTTTGACTTAGAAGCAGAAGAGGAAAATTACACAATTTGGTACTCTAAAGATAATAACGAAGTGCGTTATAGAGTAGCTTTCAAGTTAGGTGTGAACGTAGCTTATACAACTATGTGTGTTAAGTTCAAGTCTACTATCTAATTTTATAAATAACCAAAAGAAGGCGGTGCAATAAACGCCGCCTTTTTTTTAAACTTTTTTTATTATGGCATGCGCAATAACTAGCGGTTACACGATCGATTGTCGCGAGAATATCGGAGGCTTACAAGCAGTATTCTTAGCGGAGTTCGGTAACATTACGGCGGTTGCTGAGGTAAGCGGTTTAGTTACCGGAATTACAAAAGCAACAGGCAAAAGATTTTATAAGTTTGAAGTGCCAAGAGCAACTGCAAACACAAGCTCAAATGCGACCGCTTCCGAAGAGAACGGATCAGTATTTTACACGCACCAAGTTGTATTCCCTTTGAACAAAAGAGACTCAACAACTGCAAACATTGTTCGTACTTTAGCTAAGAACAAATTAGTTGCGGTTACTTTAGATATGGACGGAAACTACCGCATGTACGGCGAAGGTAACGGACTTTATTTAGCAACAACTGAAAGCGGATCGGGTACGGCTGCGGGCGATCGTAACGGCTACAATATCACTTTAAGCGGTATTGAGAAAGACGACTTCTTACAAGTGTCAGCCTCAGTAGGAGCTGCACTAGAGACTGCGGGGTAATTCTACCGAAGCAGTAATTTAATTATGGCCTACCTACGATTGTGTAGGTAGGCTTTTTTAATTTTAACAACATGTTGCATATTTATAAAGGAGTAGACAATAATTTAATATTTACCGGCTTAGAATTGGCGACAATTAGTAACCCGAAATACTTGTTTATTTTTACAAGTGCAACCGATAATTGCGTTACCTTTGTAGGGACGAATTTAAGTACTGACAACAGGTATCAAAAAGTACTTGTATTGAAGTCAGTATTTGATAATAAAGAGAGCGGCACTTGGAGGTATAAGATAAGGGAGCAAGTAAGTGCAACTAATACTAAAGAGGCTTTGAGTGGCGCGATAGTAGAGGAGGGATTTATGTATTTACATGACCAAGTCGATTGTCCTCAACCCGAGTACAACGAGCAAGATAACGAATTTAAAACTTATACAAGTGAGCAATAAATATCAATTAATAAACATTCAGTTTGACCAAGCGCAACAACCTAGATTCGAAGAGAAAAAAGGAAAAAATTACGTTGAGTTTGGAGCAAAAAACAATTACCCAAATTACTTGATTGAGTTATTTGGCGAATCGCCTAAGCATGGCGCAATCGTTAAAGGTAAAGTCAATTACATTTTTGGTAAAGGATTCGAAGGCGTTGAGCAAAAAGCAAACACGCAAGGCGAGACATGGAATCAAATAATGAAGCGCGCCATTTTAGACGACGAATTACAAGGCGGATATTATTTGCAAATTATCTATAATACTTTAGGTAAGATTAAGGACGTATTTCATATCGAGTTCCAAAAAGTAAGAGCGAGCAAAGACTTGTCTACTTTTTACGTTAAAAACGATTGGACGGCTAGCGACTTTAAAGAGAAAGCTAGAGAATATCCGGCGTTTAATTTAAACGATCCGACAGGTACTCAAATTTTATTTGTAAAGCAGTATAACCCTAAGAGCGACGTTTACCCATTGCCGAGTTATTTCCAAGGTCTTAACTATATCGAAAGCGATATTCAAGTAAGTCGCCATATCTTAGGCAATGCGAAGCATAACTTCGTCGCTACTAAGTTAATTAATTTTAACAATGGCTTACCTCAAGAAGAGGAACAAGAAGAGGTTGAAAGCGATTTAAAACGTAAGTTCGCAAATCATGACGGAGATCGCGTTGTTATTGCGTTTAACCCTTCAAGAGAAAATGCGGTCGACATTGTAGACTTAGGCGAGACAAGCTTAACTAAAGAAGATTTTACCAACGTCAATAATTTGATTCAACAGGAAATTTTTTCATGTCATCAAGTTACGAGTCCAATGTTATTTGGTATTAAGACCGAAGGACAATTAGGTGGACGTAGCGAAATTAGAGACGCTTACCAAATATTCCAAAATACTTATGTAAACGAGCGTCAACAAGAGCATGAGCAAGTATTTACTAAGTTAATGAATTTAGCGGGTATCGAAGGCGAGTTTAAGATTGTACCTGTTGAGCCGTTAAGCTTTGAATTTAGCGAAGCAGTAATGAGCGCTAACATGACAAGAGACGAAATTAGAGAAAAATTAGGATTGCAAAGCTCGGTTGTAGACGCTAGCGGTACGCCGGTAACTCAAGAGGTAAAGGCTAACGCAACGATTACAAACTTAAGCGGTCGTCAACACCAAAACGTTATGCGTATCGTTAGACAATTCGGAAGCGGTAAGATTAATAAGGCGCAAGCTGCGTTAATGTTAAAGTCCGGCTTCGGATTTACGGACGCAGACGTTGACACATTCTTAGGAATCGACGACGATCCGGCAACGGAGCAAGCGTTTGCGTCTATGCAAGACGATTTGTTGGTTAATGAGTTTGCGGCATGTGGCGACAATGTGGACGATTTCGAAGTGGTTGAAACGCACGAAGCAAAAGGTTACGAAGCATTTGCAGACGAGGAAATAAACACGCTTAAGGCTAACGTATTAGATTTAATTAGCAAGGATAAAAGGATAACTCCGGAGGTATTAGGTAAGGTATTGAATAAAAGCGTTGAGCAAATAGATCAAACTATTGAGGCGCTAAAGACTGAGGGGTACTTAACTCAAATAGGTACTGAGGTAAGCATTTTAAACCCCACTTATGTACCTATTGTAAGAGAATTGGTTGAGCCACTTAGTAAAATTGCCGGCGGCAATAAGACAACTAAGACCGAGGTGTTATTAAGATATACTTACTCAGGGCCGGAAGATAGTAAAAATAGACCATTTTGCGCGCGTATGCTGCAACTTGCTAAGACTAAACTTTGGAGCCGTGCAGATATTGAAAATATTAGCGAGCGTTTAGGTTATTCGGTTTGGGATCGTCGCGGCGGTTGGTTTACTGAGCCTAACGGCAATCATAGACCATATTGCCGACACAGGTGGCAAGTTAAAATTGTAACTAGAAAAAAATAAAAAATGAGTTTAAACGTACTTTTTATAACTGAGACACTTGTCAAAAGTCGTACCGCAATAAGCGAAGCGATCGACGGCAAGCAGATATTACCTGTAATCAAGTTAGCGCAAGATAAATTTATTTTGCCGGCGTTAGGTAGTGGCCTTTACAAAAGATTGCAAGAAGGAATCGATTTAGGTAATTTAAGCCAAGACGAAAGAAACTTGCTTGATAATTACATAACTGATACTTTGCTTTGGTTTACTATTGGCGAAATGGTTATAAGTACAAGCTTTCAATTTTTTAGCAAAGGCGTATTGCAGAAAGCGGCCGAAGATAGCAACAACCCTTCTAAAGGTCAACTTGAGTTGCTAGAGCGTAAGTACATGAGCAACGGAGAATTTTACAAGCAACGTTTGATTGATTACTTAAGAGAAAATTCGACAATGTTTGAGCAATATTTGCAGTATGGTAGCGGCTTTGACGCTATTGCTCCGCAGATTCAAGCTTATACGTCTCCTATTTATTTAGGTAGACGTGGCGGACGTAGAAAAATTAGTAACCTAGACTTACCTTATGAAGATACGCAGTTATAAACGCGAGTTTGTAGAAAGAGTAAAACAAAAATTTAATGACATACAACCAAGTAATAACGGAAATAAAAGCAATACTAGCGACGCACGCAATGATAAAGAGCGTAAAAAACGCGACGCCGAGAGAATGGTTGTTCAAAGATAGTCAGCCTGTTTTTCCTATTGCATGTATCGCCATTAACAACGGATCGCTTAACGTAGGCCGTGAGCAAGTATATAATATAAGCTTATGGTTTCTAGATAAAGCCGGACTTGAAGGCGAGTTTGAGCAAGACGTAACTAGCGATCAGTTGCAGATATGCGCAGACATTATAAGCAAGTTAAGGAATGGCGCTAACGATTGGCAGATTGACGATAACATAACATATAATTTAATACTAGATAAGTTCGAGGACTATTTAAGTGGCGTTGAAGTTAGCTTTAACATGACTACTTATTCGGATTTCGACGCTTGCGATATACCTTTAAACCCATAAAAAATGAGTTGTAATTCTACTAGCGCAGATTTAAGACCGGCGCAATACAATGTAAAGATTTGGCGTAACGATTCATGGGCGCAAACATTTGCTTTATTAGCAGATACTACGCCTATTGATTTAAGCGGCTCAACTATTTTAATACAAGTAAGACCAACGCCGACAAGTAGCGTTGTTGCTTTAGAGTTAAGTACCGACGATAGCAGTATCGGAATCGGTGGCGTTGACAATAATCAAATAACCTTAAACAAGATCGTAGACATAGCGGCGAGTACTTATGTATACGATATGAATGTAACCTTCCCTAGTGGCGAAGTCAAGACATATCTTTGGGGTAATTTTATTGTAAGTGAGGACATATCTAAAGCATAAACAAAATGGAAATAATAAACATAACGGACGAAATTATTGAAATAAACGTAACGGAAGCAGTTGTTAACGTAGTTACGCAGACCGGCGCTTATCCGTTACCTAGTAACGTATTTAGTGTATTCGGTCGAGTTGGTAACGTTGTAGGACAATTAGGCGATTATACAACGAGCATAGTTGCAGAAGGTACTAATCTTTATTATACTCAAGCAAGATTCAATACTGCGTTTGGTAATAAGACAACAACTGATTTAACGGAAGGTACTAATCTTTATTATACCGACGCAAGATCAAGAGCGGCGATTAGCGAGAATATTACCGGCATGGAGTATTCAAGCGCAAGCGGTATATTTAGTCTTACGAGTGGTTATGTTATTCCAACTCAAGCAATGCTTGACGCGAAAGTACCATATACCGGAGCAACCGGAAACGTAACTTTAGGAGAACATCAATTAACGGCGGGACAAGTAGCGTTTGACCAAACGCCAACAGGTAGCGCCGGAGTAGGTGTTATGCGTTGGAATAATACGGACGGCACTTTAGATTTAGGTTTAAAAGGTGGCGCGGTAACTTTACAACTAGGGCAAGAAATTGTCGCAAGAGTTGTAAACAAAACAGGAGCGGATTTATTAGAGGCGAATTATCAAGTAGTGCGTATTAGCTCAGCGCAAGGTCAAAGATTAGCGGTACAATTAGCGCAAGCAAATAATGACTTAGGTAGCGTTGACACAATCGGAATTGTAACCGAAACAATTTCAAACAACCAAGAGGGATTTATTACAATCTTAGGACAAGTTAAAGAAATTAATACAACCGGATCTTTGCAAGGCGAGACATGGGCAGACGGCGACGTATTATATTTAAGTCCAACGACTGCGGGTAAGATTACAAACATTAAGCCAAGCGCTCCGAGCCACATGGTTGTTGTTGGTTATGTAGAGTATGCACATTCTCAGCATGGCAAGATTTACGCTAAGGTGGCGAACGGCTACGAGTTAGAAGAGTTACACGATTGCGCACCATTACCATACATAGACAAAGGCGTGCTTTATAGAGACACGGCGACGGACTTATGGAAATCTGCAACGATTGGTACTTTATTAGGTTATACGCCTGTAACTAGCGCAAGAACTATAAGCACTACTGCACCTTTAACAGGTGGCGGCGATTTGAGTGCAGACAGGACTTTAAGTATGCCGGCGGCAACTACAAGCGCAAGCGGATATTTAAGCAGCACCGATTGGAATACATTTAACAACAAAGAGAATTTTTTAGCGAGCGGTACAACGGCTCAATATTATAGAGGCGATAAGACATTTCAAACTTTAAACACTACGGCCGTTGCAGAAGGTACTAATCTTTATTATACGGCTGCGCGTTTTAATACTGCGTTTAGCGGTAAGACAACAACTGACTTAGCAGAAGGTACTAATCTTTATTTTACAACTGCAAGAGCGCAAGGTGCGATAAGTGGTACGTTACCAATTAGCGTAAGCGGTGGCGTTGTAAGTATTAGTCAGTCAACAGGATCTAGCAATGGTTATTTATCTAGCACCGATTGGAATACATTTAATAGTAAGCAAGCGGCGCTTAATGGTACAGGATTTGTAAAGATTAGCGGTACGACTATAAGCTACGACAATAGCACATACTTAACAAGTATTAGCGGTATTAGTGCGGGCGGAGAATTAAGCGGCACATATCCAAACCCTACGCTTGTTAATGGCGCGGTAACCGGCAAAATATTAAGCGGTGTAAATATTACAGGCGGCACGATTGCAGATACCGACTCAATCTTAACTGCGTTCGGTAAGTTGCAGAATCAAATTAACGGACTTATCGGATCTTCTATTTACGAAGGAACTTGGAACGCGACAACAAATACGCCGACTTTAGCTAGTGGCGTAGGTACTCAAGGCTCGTATTATATCGTAAGCGTTTCGGGTACAACAACAATCGACGGCATAAGCGATTGGAACGTTGGCGATTGGATCATATTTGACGGCACGGCTTGGCAGCAAGTCGATAACACGGACGCCGTTGTAAGCGTTAACGGACAAACCGGAGCGGTAAGTTTAACAACTGATAATATTACCGAAGGCGCAACGAATTTATATTTCACAAATGGCCGAGCGATCGCGTCTACCTTAACAGGTTATACGAGCGGAGCGGGAACGATTAGCTCAAGCGATACGATTTTACAGGCGATACAAAAGTTGAACGGAAACGTGAGCGGTTTAGTTACCGGCGTAAGCTCAGTCTTTGGACGTACCGGCCCTGTTGTTGCTGCGAGTGGCGATTATACAACGACTCAAGTAACGGAGGGAACTAATCTTTATTATACGGACGTAAGAGTTAGCGCCAATAGCGACGTTGCGGCGAATACTGCGGCAAGGCATAGCGCGGTTACTTTAGGTACTGCTAACGGACTTAGTTTAAGCACGCAGCAACTAAGCCTTGCGTTAGCTAGTAGCTCAACAACCGGCGCACTTTCTAGCACCGATTGGAATACATTTAACGGCAAGCAAGCAGCACTAAACGGCACAGGATTCGTAAAGATAAGCGGCACTACTATAAGCTACGACAATAGCACATACTTAACAACAAGCAGCGCAGCGAGTACTTACTTGCCTTTGACCGGCGGTACTCTTAGCGGGGATTTGAATATTATAAAATCGGGTGCATACGCTACAATTACAACTGACGCAACAACCGGAGTAAACTTTGTATTTAAACAAGGCGGAGTTGTAAAGCATGAAATATTTACTAATTCAACGCAGTTTGCAATATATAATAGTTCAACTTCTGCGGTTGCTTTAGGAATTGCTAACTCTACGGGTGCTGCTAGTTTTGCAAATAGTGTAACGGCAACTCAATTTAATGTATCAACTTCGGGTGGCGCAACTCAAATATATAACACAGGAGGCGGGCATAGTGTTATAACAAATGCCATTTCGGATAAAGATATGAATTACCAAACAAGCGGAAGCGGTGGGCATTACTTTAATACGGCCGGCGTTGATAGGTTTATAATAGCTTCAAGCGGCGCTGCTACATTTAACGGAGGCTCTTCAAATATTCCTTTGCAAATAACCTCAAGTAATTCCGGAGGTACAATTTTAGGGTTGGTTAATACTAATGGAGGCCCTTATAGTTGGGGATTGAATGCTTATTCAAATGGAACTTTGTATTTCCAATATGGAACATTAGGAAGCGGAAGTAATCCATTTTATATATCAAGTGCGGGTGCTGCAACTTTTGCAAGTAGTGTAACCTCAAGTGGAGGTTTTATTGCGAATGTTAGCGGCGCGGGCGTTGATGTTACAAGTGGTGGCACAAGTTCAAGTTATTTAAAAACAAATAATAATGGTGGTAGTTTTTTCTTTGGTTTAGATAATAATGGTGGCGGCTCGTTTGGTGGTGCTGCTTATTCGGGTAATTTATATATGAGTAATAATTATCCAATGATATTTTGGACAAACTCAGTTGAAAGAATGAGGATAACAGGAGGGAATGTATTAATAGGTACTACAAGCGACCCTAATTCTGGTAAAATTGTAGCTTATACATCAGAACAAAACTGGACTATTTATGCAAGAAATACTGCTTCAAGTGGTTCTGCTTATGGATTTCTATGTGAATTCCCAAACAATATAAATAATACATCATCATATTACTATTATGGCGGTGATGGTTCATCAGTAAGATTTAGTGTAAGAGGTAATGGTGGTATTTATAATTATTCTGCTAATAATGTAAACTTATCAGATATATCTACTAAAAAGGAGATTATACCTTGCGAGTCTTATTGGGATAAGTTTAAAGCTATTGAAATTGTTAAGTTTAAATATAAAGACCAAACTCACGATGACTTTAATATAGGGGTAATTGCTCAACAAGTTGAAGCAGTAGCACCAGAATTTGTTGATGTTGAAGATTGGGCAAAACCAAATGAAGAAAGTAAAATTATGAAAGCCATTTATACCGAAGACTTACATCATGCAACTATTAAAGTACTACAAGAAGCAATGTTAAGAATAGAAGAGCAACAAGCACAAATAGAAGAATTAAAAGCAAAAATACTATCTTTGTAAAAATTTAAAATTATGATTAGTTTAAACGAGCAACAAGTGGCCGACTTAAAGGCCTTCATTAACAAGATCCCGACTGAGTTCGGACTTCCTTTATTAACATTTTTCGCTCAGCTAGAGAATGAGCAAAAAGAACAATCTAAAAACGAAGAGTAAAGATGACACAAGATAGCAGCCAAGCTTTAGTAAATACGGCGGTTTCAATGACCGCCGCTACGCTAACTATTACGCAAGTACAACCATTCGTTACTTTAGTAGCCGGCTTGGTTGCTATTATTTCCGGTATCATGGCGATACGTTATTACTACAACGCTACTAAAAAAGTAAAAGATGAAGTTTCTAAATAGCATTTGGGGATCATGGCTTAAGGTTGCAATTACTGCGATCCTTACCATGATTATAACTAAAGGGAATATTTACGAGGTAACCTTAGCCGAGTGCGCAAGCGCTGCGGTTATATCAATCTTACCTATAATCGTTAACTACCTTAACCCTCACGATCCTCGTTATGGAAAAAACTAGGTTATTTTTAATTTATCTAGGCCTGTTAATTTTATTAATCTTAACCGCGTGCAACCCGATCCGTAAGGCGGAGCGCCGCGTACTTAACGACGTGGCCGCAAGTGAGCGCGTATTTAGGGAATTAGAAAAAACAAGACCATGCGCTAACGATACGGCTTACGTTACCCTTTTAGATACATTGGTAACGAGCGACACGATTACCGACTATAAATACGATACGATTAACAACGTAATAACTAAGACTTTACAGGGCAAAACAATCTATAAGACTAAGAAAGTAATCGAAATTAAGACAGGCTACATAGTCGATACAAGAAGATTAGGCTTAGCGCTTGATAGCGTGCGTTATTTTAAGACTTTATCTATAAGTAATAAAGATACTAGCGACAAATGGAGAATCCGTTTTTGGGTACTTATAATCGCATTAATCGGTATCTTTATTTTAAAGCGTTTTTTATGGTCATTTCTCAGCATTTTACACTAGGCGAACTTATCCGCTCCGATAGTGCGAAGCGCAACGGCATTAATAACATGCCTAACGCCGAGCAAATAGAAAATTTAAAGGCACTTTGCGAGCATATCCTTGAGCCTATTCGCGAGGAATTTAGAGTACCAATTTACATATCTAGCGCTTACAGGTCTAAGGAGGCCAACCGATTCGTCGGAGGCTCAAAAACTTCGCAGCATTGCCGAGGCGAAGCCGCAGATATTGACATGGACGGACACTCGCACGAAGTAACGAATAAAGATATATTCGACTTTATTGTGGCAAAGCTTCCGTTTGATCAAGTTATTAATGAGTTCAATTACGCTTGGGTGCATGTTAGCTATAAAAGAAACGGCCCACAAAGGCGACAAACCTTGCGAGCCGTTAAGAATAATAGCGGGGGAACTATTTACTTATAATATAAAGAATCGTTGCATGGTTACGACCTAAGTACCTTGCTATTTCAGTAGGCCTGTAACCTTCAAAGTATGCTTGCTTTATAAAAGCGTTGCGTAAGTCGACAACCTCTTGCAGTCTACGTCTTTGGCTTACCTCTTTAAAGCTAGTATTATTCTCTTTAAAATAACCTTCGCTCCATGTCGCAAGAGGTGCGCTTGGTTTTGGCTTACGCTTTACAAATTTTTCTACATGTACTATTTTCTCAATTATTTGAGGCGCTTGATTAATTCTTGGCTCAAGCATTACCTCAATACGTTTTAAGGCGTGGTCGTTGCAGCCTGTATAAAGTTTAATGTATTTAAGAATTTCTTTCATTGTTTATTTTTACTTCGTCAAATACTCCGGATAATTCCGCTAGTTTTATGTGAGCGACAAAAGCTTGATAGCTTATAATGTCGTTTTGTAATAAGTGAGTGATCTTGCCTACTAAGTCGATTTTCTCAATAATAGTAAGGTCTTGCCATTCTTGATGATTTGCCATAATTAAAAGTCTTTGTCGATAGTGAATAAAAAGCACAGGATCAAAATGTGATAGTGTGCCGTGCGTCCTAGAGTTAAGTAGTTGTACTTACGCTCAGTTATTGTCTTGTAATAACCGAAGCCAATCATTCTAACTAATTTCATAAGATTATTGTTTTTTTACGATTATTGCTAAGGCATTTATCCAAGGCTCGCCTTTTATATTAAACTCCATAAATTGCCTCTTGATTACTTTAAAATATCCCTCTTCTCCGTCTAGTTTTATTACATCGTCTAGCATTGGGACTATGTCAAACGGAGACTCTATAACTTTGCTATCAGCGGTAATGTCCTCGGTTTCAATGTGGATTTGAACTCTTGTTTTCATAATTAAATATTTTGTAAGATTGCGGTAATGATAAAGGCTACGCATACGATAATAAACGCATACACAGGCTTAATTGATTCTTGAGCGTAGCGCTCGTTGGCTTTTTGTTGTGGTGTTTTTAAACGATTCATAATAAAAATTATTGGTTAAAAAATATTTGCGTTGAATAGTCGCAACCCTATTTTTTGTTTTTATGCTTGATAAGTAGTTACGATTGCTTTTTGTAAATCTTCAACAAATACGCCGTTTAATTCTGCAACTTTAACTTCGTTTACTCCGCGTAAAGTATAAGCTTTAACATTATAAAGGTCGTTAACTAAAGTAACGTCTACAAAGCGGTTTCTATTACAAACTAACTTTGTAAAGTTTACGCCATTTACTTGAAATTTAAAGCCGATTGTCATTTGAGTTGTTAAAGTTGTCATGGTTATTTCGTTTTTGATAGATCAAAGATATACTAATTTCATTAATAAAAAAATATTTTTAATAAATTTTTAAAAATAAATTAAATATCCTTGAAAATCAAGCACTTACAACCTAAAAAAACTTTTTGAAATGACTTAAAGTAAAGTCTTTTTTGTTCTGCACCATGGTAAAAATACGATCTTCTATGCCTCCTGTCGTAAAAATCCAATAGACTTTAGACGCTTCGGTGCGGTCTTTTGTCTGCATTCTTGCCCTACTTTGCCAATAACTTACGGCGCTAAAGTCAATATTATACATAACAAGCGCCTCGGCTGAGCTTAAGTTAATACCCTCGCGCCCGCTTTGGATCTGCGAAATAAACACGGCGTCGCCTTCGGCTTCGTTAAAAGCCATTGTATCCTCTATAATACGGCCGGCAAACGTGTATTTAAGCTGCAATCCCTCCGCAATATATTTATAAAAAATAGCTATCTTTTGGCCTTTAAAATACTCCTTAATAAAGTTAGCCTTAGTATCATCAAACATCAAAGCATTGCCGTCCTCAGTCTTTACTGATCCGCTACATATTTGGTGTATCTTCTGCATTTCCTTAACGTTAGTATCTGCTAAAACTATTTGGCCGTCCTTCGTTTTAAACAACTTATCTTTTTTAATCTTGTCAACCGCCCATTTAACTTTATCCGACATGCTAACGTATAAAATAACCTCCTGTACTAAAGACTCAAAGCCGGCCTCTTCTTGCGTATACGTCAACAACAAGTGTTGTATGTCCGATTGTATGCGCTCTTGTTTTACATGCGTGTAGTCCGGCACTTGCATATTATATAAAAACTTTGTCTTAGGTATTCCGTATTCCTTATGCCATGCGTAGAAGTTTTTGAAATCTTTAAACGGCGAATAATCACTTATAAAAAATTGATGAAAAAATTGAGCGTAAGTTTCCGGACTTGGCGTACCGCTTAAATACACAATCGGTTTACCCTTACAAATTTTTTTTAGATCCGTTACCCTGTTGCTAGGCTTCGGGAATTGTCCTAGCGCATGCGCTTCGTCTACTATTATAAGATCGTACTCATGCTCTATTTTATGCAGACTTTCGTAATTAATTACAAGTAAATTATATAAACAATTTGATTGCTTAAAGTCCTCTTCAATACTAGATATTGCTTTCTTTTTAGTTACAAATAATACCTTCTTAGCGCCATATAAACTAGCGATATGCAAGCTAGTAATCGTCTTACCTGTACGAACTTGCATTGCCAAATAGACAAGCTTAAATTCCTTTAAAATGTTAATTGCTTGCTCCGCAATATTTATTTGATAGTCTCTTAGTTGCATGAATTTTTACACTTTTTCGTATGAAATATGAGTCATTAATCGCACTTTTTGGCACTAATGTATAAGATATGAGTCAAGTTTAACCTTTACTTTATTACAACTTTTGTCAAGTTTTACCTTTACTTTGACATAAGATAAGGCCGGCAGTTCCCCGAATTACTACAATATTTTTTTATTGGTATTATTCTTGCCGGCCTTTTGCCTAATCATATTTAATTGCTCAAAGGCTATGCAATGCGTTTGCTCCAATAAAGCATTTCCTTACCTCCGTAAGCATACTCCGGAAAATATAATTTAAACCCTTTGCCAATAAGATTGTTCGCGCTAGGGTAATTGTCTTTTGTTGTATATGTTATCGCCGTATGGCATGAATGAAATTTAGCAGCCGTAAGCCTTGTCTTAATTAGTTTCTTTTGCAATCCCTTGCCTCGGTATTGTTTCTTTACCCACGCTCGTATAAATATGCAAATATTATTTGAGTAAATAGATCCGCAGTAAGCACCGATCACACCTTTGTCGTCTAGAAATACCCACCATTCGCGGTTTGTATGAAACTCATTATTGCAGCCGGCAAATATATTAAAGTCCATTATTTGCACGCGTTGGTATAAGTCGTCGTTTAAAACTTGACCGAAGCTAAATATTTTCTTTGCCCTCATATTCAAAATTTATAAGCAAATCAATATAATGTCTTGCTTTTTTTAAGTCCTCGATTCCGTTTTTACTTCTATGTCTAATTACATACTTGATAATATTACCCTCAATAAAAGGTATATTGTTTACATAAATAAACTCCGTCGGTTGTATTTTACAATCCTTATAATGATTGCCGCCGACCTGTTTACTTGTCGGTTTTTCTATGGAATTTTCCACAAGTCTTGCATTTATAAATTAACTTAATAACTCCGCTCGCTAAAATTTGTCTACTATGTTTATGTAATTCGTCCGAGCCGCATTCCGGACAAGTACCTTTATACTCGCCGAATATTACGCCGAAGTGCGTCTTAGCTTCGATATGATTATTTAAAAGCTTATGGACTTTCTCTAATAAGACTACGTCCATTTTACAATATCGTACCATTTTATCAAGCGCCTTCTTATCATTCTTTAACGCTATGTCTTTCCACAAATCAAACTCAGTCTTAATCTTTTGTCCGATCCCTAAATACTGCGCTATGTAGTTAAGCTTATTACTATTAAATTTAAACTTTGAGCGAGCAACTTTTAAAGTATCAATCGTAGTATACTTAGGGAACATGTCGATTGAATGAAACAGGCAACGAGTACGCACCCAAGCAAGATCGAATTTATCGCCGTTATGTCCTATAATTTCGTCGGCCGTGTTTAATACCTTTATAAACTCAACGAGCATTTTTTTATCGTTTTGCTTAGAGTCCCAAGTAAGAGCGTGCGTTTCTTTGTCGTCCTCCCACTTATAGCATATACAAATAATAGCACGCTCTTTGATAATATTCTGCGGGCCAATGTTAAGTTTAAAGCCACTTTGCCAAAAGAAACCGATATTCGCTGAGGTTTCAATGTCAAAGTATAATCGTTTTCTTTTGGTAGTCATGGCGTAAAGTTAGTTACTTTTTTTTATTTAACTTCCTTTTTGTTAATTCGTCCTTACTTGTAATAGTTCCTAATAACATTGAGCCGGCAAGAGTTACCCTTTCAGTAAGCAAGTCAATGTCCGACTGCGGTACTTCAAACCTTATTATATTAAGATTGTTATAATAGCCTCCGTCTTTAATATACGGCAAATCGTCGTTTTGCATAAACCTAACGTTTGGATAAGAAACCCTTATTTCGGGAATTTCGCTTTCGTATGGCATATATATAATCAATTCCGCATGCGTGCAGTTATTGATTATCGCGTTACTTACTAGCTGCCAATAGTATTTATCGCCGTCCTTATGGTTATCCCTTACTGCATTCATACACTCAATACCTTCTAAGCCGTCGTACAATGGTTGTACTAAGTCGCAGAATGAACTTAAGGTCATAGGACATTTAATATCTATTACGCAGTTGTCGCCATTCATGCCGTCCTTAGATCCGCACCAATAAGGAATAGTCGGGTGGCAATTAGTCTCTTGCGAGCTATATGTGTAACCTTCCGGCAATAAATTAAATACCCTACCTTCTAGCGTTAGTCCCCAAACTAAAGGCTTAGCGTCGGACTGCAAAGATAAAGACCTTCCGAGTCTGCGCTCTTGGTTTTTTTCTTTTATGTAAGTTATAGCAGCGGCTCCAAATCCATTTTCGCCTTTGCCTGTCTTTGTCAAGTTTACGATTTCGCTACTTGTAAAGCTTCCGTTTCTTTGGTTGTTATTTAAGATACTCATGCAATTATTTCTTTTATGGTTATTTCTCCTGTTGTTTCGTTCCCTTTGTTTTTTGCTAGTTGCTCGGCTACATACTCGGCTTGCTCTAAATTGTCAAAGCCTTTTATAAATTTCCCGTCAACTCTTACAAAATATCTTGTCTCGTTATAGATAAGATTTGTCTCTTGCGTTATGGTTACTACCGGCATAATATTTTATTTATTGGTTTTAAAAATGTGGCTTTTTGTACGGAAGCCACGAAACCGCTAACCAATAATCACCAACTAAAAAGGCACTTCGTCGTTGTCGTTTGACGCAGTCGACAAATCGTTATTACTTTGCTCAAATAAATTAAGCGCCATATTTTCAAGGTAAGACATCATATCGGAGTCGTCCCATTGCTCTTTACCTTTAACCTTAATCTTTACCATTTGAGGCAATCCCTTCGGATCGTCTTTAGTATAATACGGAGCAAGTTTTTCGCCGTCTTGGTATAATGTAATACCTGTAATTGTTTTAGTAGCGTCTAACTTGTCCTTCATTGCCCATGGCATAAAACGAACTTCTTTTGTTAAGTCTAAGTTCGGTAATACCTTTAAGAAACTAGAAGCGTAACGACTAGAATAAGGTAAGCTTATTACATAGTAGTCTCCGCCGTCTTGGAATCTTAGTTGCCATTGTTTGCCGTAGTCATTCTCGCGCGTGCTAATGCCGTCTAACTTTGCAGTAAGATCTTTAAAGCGCTCTTCAAATACTAACTTGCCGGTTTTTGTAATGCGCTCCGTTGTTTGCGCGTTTGCTTGCTTGTGTTGGCGTACTAAGTTGCCGTCCGCAACGCTGAGGTAAGTTGTGTTAACACCTCCTAAATTTGATAATGCCATAATTTAAAATGTAGTTTGTTTTGACTACGAGGACAAAGCTAAACTATTTATTTTAAATAAAAAAATTTTTTTATTAATTTTTTTTATATTAATTTTGTAGCTCATCAAAAAATATATCATGAAAAAAGAAACAAGAGGCCGTAAGCCATTACCCGCAAAAGAAAAAAAACAACCTCTTTACATTATGGTAAAGCAAAAATTTATTAAAGAAGTACAACCTAAAATTAAAGAACTTGAAAGAGAGTATTCTACAAAGTAAAGTGATCCGACATTTTGAGTTACTTGGTTGGTATGTAGTAAAAATAATACAATGCAATAAAAACGGCATGCCGGATCTTATGTTATTAAAAGACGGCAAGACATTCTTTATTGAGTGCAAGGCCGAGAAAGGTAGGCTAAGCGAACTACAAAAATATCGCCACGAACAACTGCAAGAGTTAGGATTTGAAGTAAGAACAATTTATAAAATACAAGAAGTATAACCAATGATTAAAGCAGCCAACTATTACACAAAGCAAGGATTCTCCGTTATACCAATCGGAGACAACAAGCGCGCCGTTTTTCCTTGGACGGAGTACCAATCAAAGATCATGGACGAAGCCACAATTAAGCAACAATTTACAAATGAGCGTTGTAAAAATATCGCTATAATTGGAGGCGGAGTTTCCGGCGGTCTTGAAATTATAGACGTTGATCTTAAGTACGACGTGAGCGGTACGTTATGGAATCGATTACAAGAAGCACTCGCAGACCTTATGCCGTTACTCTATGTAGTACGCACGAAGTCCGGCGGGTATCATCTTTACTATCGTTGCGAAGAGGTACAGGGAAACCAAAAGCTCGCCATGCGTAACGCCACAAAAGAAGAGTTAAAAGAAACACCGCACGCTAAGGAAATTGTTTTAATTGAAACAAGAGGCGAGGGCGGTTATGTCTTAGCACCTCCTTCCGAAGGTTACACAAAAGAGAAAGACTTTAACGTAAACATAATTACCTTAGAGCAACGCGACTCAATCTTATCTATTTGTCGAAGCTTCAACGAAGTAGTAAAAGAAGTACGCGCGCAAGTAATCGCTGACACGGAATTATTTTCTACAACGCCGTGGGACGATTACAACGCCAAGTGCGACGTCGTAGCTTTACTTGAGTCTTATGGGTGGACTTACATAGAGTCAAGAGGCGAACGTGATTTTCTAAAAAGGCCGGGCAAAACTGATTCGCACATATCCGCAGACTACCATAAAGGACTCGGACTTTTTAAAGTATTCAGCACCTCGACCGAGTTTGAAACAGGTAAGGGATATAAACCTTTTGCGATCTATGCAATGCTTGAGCATAACGGAAACTTTAGCGCAGCGGCTAAGCAGTTAATCAAAGACGGCTACGGCGAAGGACGCAACAGGATCGGAGGCAATATTAAAAAAGACTTTGTTAACAAAAAAGACGAAGGAATAGATAACGAAAATATCGCCGCATTCATTTCGCAAAAACATAAGCTAGATATTAAACAGGCTAAGAAGTTAGTTCAAGAACTTGACTCGGATAACGACACTCAACTCTTAACCTTTTGGAGCGTAGTAAAGGGAGCGATAACAATAGATCGTTATAAACTTATCAATCTTTTATCTAGCGAAGGCGGATTTTATCTTTACTACTATGATAAAAAACTTAACTACCAATTAGTAAGAGTAGTCGACAACTTTGTAAGCGAGACAAACATAGAGCAAATTAAAAAATACCTTATCAATTACATTGACGCAATCCCTTATGATAACTTTGACGGAATCAATAAAACAAGACTGCGCGAAGTAATTTATAAAGGTGCCGACGCTTATTTTAATAAGGCCCTGTTTGAGTTTATGCCTAACATTGAATTAAAGTTTCTTAAACATACTAAAGACTCGGCTTATTATCCATTCCTTAACGGCGTGGTGCATGTAACTAAAGACAAGAAAGAATTGCTTAAGTACGGCGCGATCAATATGCATGTTTGGCGCGATCAAGTTATACAATACAAGATTGACATTGACCACGATATTGACTATGAGAACGTGCAGTATACGAAATTCATTAACAAGATTAGCGACTCAAACAAAGAGCGCGAAGCTTACGCCATATCTTTAATCGGTTACCTGTTGCATACCTATAAAGATCCGACTAAGTCTTACGCCGTGATCCTAGCAGAAGAGACCGAGGACGAAAGCCAAGGCGGAGGCGCCGGCAAAGGTTTATTTTTTAAAGCAATCGGTAAGCTTATTAACCTAGTATCGATTGACGGAAAAAACTTTAAGCTAGACAAGTCTTTCGCCTTTCAGCGTGTCGAGCTTTCGACTCAGCTTATAGTAATAGAAGATTGCCGTAAGAACGTAGACTTCGAAGGCTTTTATTCTAAGATTACCGAAGGCGTAACCATTGAAAAAAAGAACAAAGACGAGGTATATATATCTTACGAGGACTCGCCTAAGTTCGGATTTACTACCAATTATACAATTAATTACTCCGGCGGACATGGTAAGCGAAGAGTTAAGGTAATCGAGTTTAGCTCATTCTTTAATCATAAAAATACGCCGCTTGACTTCTTTGGAGGTAAGGCGTTGTTTAACGATTGGGATAACGACGAATGGAATCGCTTTTACAATTATATGATTGAATGCGTACAAATATACCTTGAAGTCGGAATACCTGTTTTAGACAATAGCGATACAATCAATCGTAAAAATATTAAGCTTAACTTCGGCGAGGACTTTTTAGACTATTTCCAAACCCTAGAGCGTGGCAAATGGTTGGACTTTACCAATGAGTACCTAAACTTCTTAAATATTAACGACATAGATAAGAAAGATTATTCAAAGATTAAGTTTAAGAAAGCCTTAAAAACTAGCGCCGAATTATTTAACGGATCATTTGAAACATTAAGAAACCCACAAAACAATAATAAAAATGAGTTTAAAGTCTTATTTGAGTCCGATAGCCGCTTTTGAGAAGTGGTTATTGGCAAATCCTAAGGGCGGCATATTTTCTTGGCAAGGCCAAAAAGTGCGAGTTACGCCGAAAAAGTGTTAGTTATACATAGTTTAAAAAATAATATGTTTTTTAAAATCGCTGAAACCCTTACTAGCATTGATTATACACACTATACATACTTTTTATTACTTTTTAGGGGGGGGGTATAAAAAAAAATAAAAAAAGAGTATAGTAAAGAAAAAACGCAAAAAAGCGTGTAAAGTATGTATATTTGTAAAAACGCATGAAAGACTGCCATAAACATATAGAAACTATATATAGGTCGCCGCAGATTAACCAACTAATCAAAAGCGTGCGTCCCGAGTCATTACAGGACGATTTAAGGCAAGAAATGGCTTTGGCCTTACTTGGTATCGATTGCGAAAAGATAAACGAAATATGGGCGTCTAATGGCCTTTTAGGATTTTCGATTAAGATTATTACTAATATGGCCTTTAGCTCAACAAGTCAGTTTTACAAGAAGTTTAGGAAAAATGAGTATGATAAGGCAATAGCGTATTTAAAGAGTCAGTTAAAACTACCGGAGCTAAACCCTACCTTTGCTAAGATTGCTAATCAAAGGCTTATTGACAAATATGGCGAAGATGAAATGCAAGCGCACGAGGCGATATTATTTAACAAATACGTCGAGTTTCGTAGCTGCAAAAAGGTAGCGGAGTTTTATAACATACCGGAGAAACATGTTAAAGATATTATTCGTAAAACAAAACTTGAACTTAAAACATTATGCTTACAATCATTCTAGCGGCTTTCTTTTTTGCTTATTATTTTGTTAACGTGGCGCGGATCGTTTACGTTATAAAAAAGGTATGGAAAATTCCATTTGAAAAGAGGCTAAAACCTTTTGACTGCGTAACCTGTTTAAGCGTATGGTCTGCGGTTGTATTATATTTTATGCCTTTAGAAATTTCCCAATTTATTTGTATTATATTTGCTGCGGGATTTATCGGACAAAAAAT